AGCCAGGTTGTAAGGCACTCAATAAAGGTTCCATAGAATTTAGTAATAACTCTCGTATCATTGCGAGTGCGACCAGTGGCAGTTCAATCCGTGGTATGTCAGTGAACCTATTGTTCCTAGACGAATTTGCATTCGTAGAACGTGCCAATGAATTTTATACTTCTACCTACCCTGTTATCTCTGCGGGTAAGGATACCAAGGTGATTGTTACGTCTACCGCAAATGGTATCGGTAATACGTATCATAAGATATGGGAAGGTGCGGTACAGAAGACAAATGAGTTTATTCCGTTTACTGTCAACTGGTACGACGTGCCAGGCAGAGATGAGGAATGGAAACGACAGACAATCGCGAACACATCCAAACTTCAGTTTGACCAAGAGTTTGGTAACACCTTCTTTGGTACAGGTGATACTCTCATCAATGCCGAGACATTGTTGTCATTCCGCGCAAAACCACCCGAACGATATGCCGAAGGTGGCGACCTATTGGTCTATGAAGAACCCGTCAAAGGTCACGAATATATCATGACCGTTGATGTGGCGAAAGGAAGGGGGCAGGACTACTCTACCTTTACGGTAATCGACATTAGCAAAAGACCTTTTTCACAGGTTGCTGTTTATCGCAATAATAATATATCTCCTTTTCTCTTCCCTACACTTATATATAAGTATGGTAAACTCTACAATGACGCATATGTTGTAATAGAGTCAAATGACCAAGGTACAGTAGTTTGTAATGGTTTGTATCAGGATATGGAATACGACAACATTCATATGGAGAGTGTTGTCAGAGCAGACCGTATCGGGATTGAGATGAACCGTAAAGTAAAGCGACTTGGGTGTACCGCAATCAAAGATATCCTTGAACACAAAAAACTAGAGATTGTAGACGAACATACGATACTGGAGATATCCACATTCACCTCAAGGAAGAACTCGTATGCCGCGTCAGATGGTAACCACGATGACTTGATGATGAACCTTGTGATGTTTGGTTACTTTGTATCGACTCAATACTTCTCAGATATGACAGATATAAATCTAAAGGAGATGATGTTCGCAAAAAGAATGAAAGCAATAGAAGACGACGTTCCCCCTGTCGGATTTATTGATGACGGAATCGAGGAAGTTCATATTGTTAATGAACCTAAAAGTCCTTGGACAGTCGTAGATGAGTGGTAAATCTGTAATATATTGTTTGTATAAATAGAAGTATTGAAACAAAAAACGTATTATGATTAACTTATAATTAGATAACTATAAAGGAAAAGTAAATGGCACTTTTTACACCCTCTGCTTCCCCTAATGTAACAATAAAAGAAATTGACTTAACAGGTTCTGTGCCTGGCGTTCAAACTTCTACTGGTGCATATGTCGGGAATTTCGGATGGGGTCCAGTTGGAGAATTAACACTAGTAACAGATGAGAATGGTCTTGTCTCTAGTTTCTCTGCACCCACCGACGATAACACAGTAGATTTTCATTCTGCTGCGTATTTCTTACGTTATTCCAACTCTCTGTTTGTTGTTCGTGAACAAGACTCAGATGCAAGGAATTCCGTAGCAAACCACAGTACATTAGGTACTCTCACAACTCAAGCTTTAAATGACTTAGATGCATTTGAAAGCGCGACAATTGATTCCTCAGATGGCGCATTCATTGCGAAATATCCTGGCGAAATCGGAAACTCATTAAAAGTTTCTATTGTTGGTTCACATGACGATGCAAGTGGCGCAACAAACTTTAATGCATGGGCATACAAAGGTAGTTTTGATGCTGCTCCTGGCACATCAGAATATGTATCTGCATTAGGTGGTAAGAACGATGAAGTTCATATCGTAGTAGTTGACGAAGGCGGACTTATCTCAGGTACTGCTGGAACAATTCTAGAAACCTTCCCATTCTTATCAGTTGCAAAAAATGCAAAATCTACAGACGGAACATCAATATACTTTAAAGAAGTATTAAAAACTAGGTCAGCATGGGTATATGCTGGTGTAGGTCACGTTGGTGCTACTCCTGCCGCTTCAGATTTTAGTGGTACAGAATGGGGTAACAATGCAACTCAAGGCGTCGCAGGACATCAAGATTTCAAATCTGCTTATGCTTGGGGTACAGCTCAATCCGATTGGTCATTTAAAGGTGGTGTAACATCATCCTCATTAGGAACAGACGATTACATTCGTGGATACAACAAGTTCTCAGATGAAGATACTGTTGAAGTAGACTTCTTAATTGCTCCAGATTCAGTTGCAAACGCAACCGCGACAACAGTTGTTAATCATCTTATCTCTCTTGCAGAAGGACGTAAAGATTGTGTTGCAGTAGCATCACCTTCACGTACTGCAGTTGTAACAACAGGTACAAATGCCGCAGTTCTTGCATGTAACAATACATACACCAAGTCAACATACTTCATACAAGACAATAACTTCTTAAAAGTATATGACAAGTTTAATGATAAGTACATCAAGATACCCGCTGCTTCATCAACCGCAGGACTTATGGCGGCAACAGACTTAGTTGCAGCACCTTGGTTCTCACCCGCTGGTTCAAGACGTGGTAGATATCTTGGAATAACAGATATCATTCTTTCTCCCACAAAGGCAGAAAGAGATGCGTTATATAAAGTAGGTATTAACCCAATAGCAAATATTCCTGGCAGTGGAGTTATACTATTTGGTGATAAAACCAATTCATCAAGACCATCTGCATTTGACCGAATTAACGTTCGTCGATTGTTCTTAGTCTTGGAGAGAACAATAGCAGCTGCTGGTAGAGCAGCAATGTTTGAATTCAATGACGAGTTTACTCGTGCAGAGTTTTTGAACATTGTAGAACCTCTATTACGTGAAGTCAAGGGTCGTCGAGGTGTTACAGACTTTAAAGTCGTATGTGACTCATCCAACAACACTCCCGCTATTGTAGATTCAAACAAATTTGTAGCAAGCATCTTCATCAAACCCGCACGTTCTATCAACTATGTAACACTTAACTTTGTTGCTGTTAGAACAGGTGTAGAGTTTGAAGAAGTCGTTGGCGTTGTTTAAGGAGATATAGAAAATGGCAAATTTAGGTATAGAAGACTTCAAAAACAAATTATCAGGTGGTGGCGCACGTCCCAATCTTTTTCAAGTAAAATGTGTTTGGCCTGCATTAGTTGCACTCAGGGGTAACACTGCTGATTTTATGTTCTTATGTACTGGAGCATCACTTCCTGCTTCCACAATAGGTACTGTTTCAGTTCCATTTCGTGGTAGGAATATAAACCTTGCGGGTAATAGAACTTTCGGTAATTTAGAACTAACTGTTTTAAATGATACTGATTTTGGTCTAAGAGATGCTTTCGAATCATGGATGAGTAAAATCAATAATCATAGTGTTAACACAGGTGAAACTAATCCTGCTAACTATCAATCTGATGTAATAGTTGAGCATCTAGACAATCAAGGCAAAGTCATCAAAAGCGTTCTCTTCAGGGGTTGTTTTCCAACTTCTGTTAGCGCAATCGCGTTAAGTTCTGGTGCTTCCGAAGCAGTTGAAGAGTTTACTGTTTCTATGGCAATTCAGTATTGGGAGTCAGCATCTACAATAGCTCTCGTAGGTGATGCAGGTTCAGACCTTCCGCCTTCAGCAAAGATAGTTGACCCATAATATTATAGTTAATCTGATTATAAGTATATGAATAGGGACGGGGTTATTCCCCGTCTCTTATACTGAAGGGAACTTAGAAATAGGAAAATATAATGGCAGAAGACAATAGTGGTTTAAAACTATTTGGATTTGAACTCAGAAGAGCAAAATCAAATTCAGAAAATGACAAAGAAAAGAAATTAGAAAAATTACGTTCTGTAGTTGCACCTGTCGATGATGATGGTGCGGGTTTTGTTACTGCGTCTGGTTCACATTATGGTTCATACGTTGATATGGACGGTGGAAAGACAAAAGACAATCATCAGTTAGTGATGAAATATAGAGGTGTAGCATCTCACCCAGAAGTAGATGCCGCGATAGAAGATATCGTGAACGAATCAATAGTGGGCAGTGAACTAGATTCACCTGTATCACTAAACCTAGACAAGATAGAAGCAGCAAAGAAAATAAAGAACCTCATGCAAGATGAGTTCTCAAACATATGTGGCATGTTAAAGTTCAATGATTTGGGACATGACATATTCCGTTCATTCTATGTGGATGGTAGAGTATACTTCCACCTTGTGGCAGACGAGAAGAATTTGAAGTTGGGTATCCAAGAGATACGTCCTGTTGACGCTG